TTCTTAGCCACGGCGGCGCCACTCCAATGCCCACAAAACTTTGGCCAAATCGTGTGCTGTATCCGTTACGTGTTCTTCGCTGGCGGAAATACCAAGCGCCGCATGTAGCAATTCGTGCAACAGTAATTCCAGCCCGGCCCGCGTGCGTCCGTTCGCATACGCCTTTTCGTCAATCAGAATTCGCTCGCGCAATTGCGGATTCTTGGCATCGCGGAGGTAGGTCCATCCGATAGCGCTGCCGCGCAGCCGCGTGAATCGCAACAGCCAGCGTTTACCGGCTATTCGGAAATGGTGATCCCGTGCCAATGCCGATGGTCCTTCCAATGGCGTTGAGCGTTTCCTGCCGTTCGCCGCATTTGCAGGGGCGGCCAATCGCGGCCGATACCCGTTCCTTGGTGATACCTACCGCGGCAAGCGCGCCAGCCACCATATCCCCAAGCCCGCGCGGCGCGGCGCGGCAGACGTGGTACACGCTTTCCACGCACGGGACGCGCCAACCGCACGGGCACGCGGCCCACCCGTCAGCACATTGGAGGATCGTGGCCGGCACTAGCAGAAATCCCCGGGGGTCACGTCCGTAATCGTCACGCTTGCGGCGCCAAATGTTTTGGTCCATCCGGTAATTGTGTAATCGCAATAGTCGCCACTTGTGCCACATTCGCAATCGGGAAAATTTCCCAAATCAAAATAGACGCGCACTTCGACCGCCGCCCCAATGCACGAAGTAAGCGAATAGTCGCCGTAGTACCGGCACGGGTTGCCAAACCGGTGAAGCACTGCGCCAAACGCTTCGCTTTCGCACCGGTCGCACGTCCCCCACGGCTCTCCAAAAATGCTCACGGAAAACGTGAGCGTGACTGAATTGCTGCCTATGTTCACCGTGGACGGGCAATCACACGAGGTGCCACCACAACAGCACGCGGTTTCCGTGCCTATCTTGTCGCCCCGCATGACGGCTTTACCGTCGCTGAACGCTATCAGCGTCATGACGTGCTACACGTTGTGACTGAATACCACTGGAGGCAGGCGCTGGCGTTGTGCCCGAGCACTTGGGTTTCGGCACCGGAATAGTTGGGCAAGAGGCGCAAATCAAATGCGCCAATTGAGTGCACGCACGTCGCGCACGAGGATTGCAGTTGGATTTCCACGGCGGCCAGCGTGCCCATGAGCCGCCCGAAAATCACCCGCCTTGGACACGTACCGCCCGCCTCCACTTCCGTGGTCCAGTTGTAGACCGCGGCGGTATTGGTGGAACCCGTCAGCGTGACCGTTTTGTAGGTGCCCGTGGACCACGCCCCGGTAAACGTGCCCAACTGGAGCCTAAAATTTGTTCCTACGTGGTGCTCGTACCGCACCGGCGGCTGGTCGCGGTGGCCTCGCTCCACCACGCGGACGGCTTTTCCAATCCGCAGCGCCGAGGCGCGCGTGAATTTAACGTATTTATCGCCGGCCGCATTGCCGGGACCGCCAGTTGCGCCCTGCGCCATTGCTCACCTCACGATGGGGCGCCGAAATACGTGGAGAAATTTACCGCGTGGTGCACCCGCCGCGTCACAAGGATTGGCGGATTGGCTTCGCCCGGGCTCACGCTCACAAGGTCGCCATTCGCGTCTAGCGGCTGCGGATTGGAAGCCGGTATCTTTTCGTCACCGGCTTCGTTCCACACCCACACACGTCGCCGCTGGCCCGCACGCACGTAATTCCACCCCACGTTGGGCAGGATGAGCGGGTGCCCGTCCGGCCGCATGGTCAGTTCCACCTCTATCTGCCAATAGCGCACCTCGGATTCATTGACCACCTCCACGGCGGGTTGCGCGCTAATGCCGTCGCACTTCCACGTATACGCCGGGAATCCAAGGTACGTGTTGTTATTTAGCGCGTTGGTGACTGCCAAAGAGATTGAGAAATCGTAGGTAGCGCGGTTGGCGCTAATATGCGCCTTGAGGCACGAAACGTCCGTCTGCGCGCCTTCCCAAAAATCTCCCGCCGTATTCACAAGCGTCCGGAGATTCTCGCCGGCATCGTAGTAGTAGAGGGCCGGCACCGAAATTCCGGACGTGGTGAATTTCCAAATGTCCGGCCGGTCGAGTGGATTGGCTTGCGGGCTACCTTGCTTGGGGAGTTCGTAATCCCATGTCACTAGGTAGTGCCAGCGGGAATTGTTGTAATTTCCGACGCTGACGTTAAACGCCAGACAATAGGCGGCCTCGGGATGCGCCTGCAAAAGCGTCACCGGCGTGGCGTTGCTGATGGCGGTTTGCGTTTCTGCCGGGTTATCCACCTCCACGACAAATTGCCGCTGAAACTTTGGCGGCTCGCCAAAGCGCCGCGAGGCGGAAACCACCGCCAACTCCGTGTAGCCTACGATTGCCATTAGGCTGCGGCTCCAATGATTTCCACCGGTTGTTGGTCGAGTGCGTGGAGGGCCGCGACCGCTTCCGCAAGTTTCTTGGTTTGCTTGCGGTTCTCCTCTAGGGCCGGGTCTTCGCGGCCGGTGGCCAGCGCGATAAACGTGGCCATGCCCTCACTGGATCGCACGTCATTGGCCTTAAGCGCGTCCGTGGCCCGGCGGCCCAACTGGATGCGGTTCTCTTTTTGGAATTCGGAAGCCTTTTCCACCGCGGCCTCGGCCTTTTGCACCTTTTTATCAATGTCTTTTTTGCGCTTTTCTTCTTCTTTGTTGCGGTCCTTAATCGCGTCCATTTGTTCCCTAAATCCTTCCGCCGCCTCGCGGGCCGCCTGCCCGTAGGATTCTTCGTTAAGGATTCCGCGGCGCAGCATATCGTCCAGTTCGCGCAACTGTTCTTGGTATTTGTAGGCCGCGTCAAAGCCCTCATTGCCAAATTTCATAGCCTCATCGGCGGCTTTATTGAGCGCATCATGCTGGCGGTTTATCACGTCTTCGAGCGCCTTGGCTTCCTCTATGTCGGCCTCGGTTTCCATGACTGGAATAACCTCGGGCACCTTGGGAATAGCGCGCTCAATCCATCCCAAATCCGCCAAATACGTGATAAACTCATCAATTTTTTCGTGGGCGGAACTAATCAATTTTTCAATGCGGCCAAACGCGGTGCGCAGCACGGTTTGCATGGCGTCCGCGATTTGCTGAAAACCCTCGGCAAACGCGGCCAGCGGAATGGACAGCAGCACGCCCCCGAGCCGCAGCACGATGGCGATAACGTCCACCACCGCGGCCACGAATCGCACGCACAATTCGGCGCACATGGCCAGCATATCGATGAGCGGCGCAATGGCGCTTAGGATCGGGTCCACGAATTGCGTGATCCCGCCCACGAGGTTGGCAAACGAGTTTTGTAGGGCCGCAGCGCTCTCGTCAAACGATTCAAAGATGCCAGCAAACGGCACCGAAAGCGCGACTACCAGCGCATCCGTGGCCTGCCCTACGCGGGTTTGCGATTCCTCCACCTTGTCCGCGGCCTTGGCCACGTCCATCAGTCGGCTGGCATCTATCTCCGTGAGCGCCACACCGAGCCGCAACATATCGTCCGCAGCCACACCAATGCTTTCGAGGTGCACCGCTTGCATAGTGGAGAACGAAACGCCGGCCCGCTCGGCCGCTTCGGAAACCTGTTGCACCGATTCGGCGGTTTCGTACACAACCCGCTGAACTTCGCCCGCGATGGCTTCGAGGTCCACGAGCGAGCCCACAAACGTGGCGACCTCCGCGCCCACCGCAACCCAATTGCCAGAGGCAATCCCGGCAAACAGGTTGGCGAGGTTGACCTGCCCCACCGCGTCCATCACGGTCGAGGTGTGCGACGCGGACTCGTTCAGCCGCCCAAACATTTTGACGGCTTCGTTGACGCCTTCCGCGAGCCGCGTGGCGTTTGCCGAAATTGTGAATCCGAGCCCGAGCGTGGCCATATCTCACCGAAACAGTTTGCTAAGTTCCGCCGCGATTTCCTCGGCGCTCATCGGCGGTTTTTCAATGGGCACAAAATCGGACGGCTTTGGCGGTCGGCCTTTCGTATACGGCGCCAGCACCGCCGCAATAAGTTTTCCCGTCTGCCACCACTCATCACCAATCGGGCACACGAACCGATGAAACGCGAGCCACCATTTCCATTCGGGCACCGTCATGCGGGTGCCCAACTCCCCCACCGTCATGCCCAAGTGACCGGCCAACTTGTAGGAAAAAGCCAAGAGCGGCCGGTCGCTCAAGATTTTCCCAGTTCTTGCACCTCTTTTTCGTCCAAATCGTTATGTTTCTGCGCCACCTTAAATAGCCGGTTGCACACGTCGCCGCGCAGGTTTTTCATTTGCGCGAAATCAGTGAATAGCGGCGTGCCCTTTTCGTCACTGGCCAGCACACGGTAGAGGTACTTGGTGCGGAAATCGTCCACCCCCTTGGCCGGGCTGCGGACCACCTCCAATTCCCACGCATCGCGCTCCCCTACGCTCATCACGCGAATCCACACGCGGCCCGGCTCCCCGTTGGCGTCCGGCCATTCCGGCACGTCCACCGGGACGGCTTTGGCTTGGTCGGTCGCAAGAATCTGTGCCAGCGTCAACGCGCCCATGGTGTTAGGTTCCGCTTAGTTTGAATTTGATGGAATACTCTTGCAATTCGCCAACCTTTACGGACCATCCGAGCGACTGATAAATCGCGCGCCCGAATGTCCACGACACTGCCGGCCCACCGATAGATAGCGCAGCCGTCAAGCCAACGGAGGCAGAGTTTCCGCCGGCACCGCGCAGCGTGAGCGACACGGTGCCAAGGTCCACGTCAGCCGCCAAAAACTTCTTGGCGTTTCTGTCGTTTTGAGATCGCGGCGTGGCTTCCACCACGTCGGCCGAAATCCCGTCCACGGAAATGGAAACCATTTCCCCGAGCGCCACCGTGCCCCACGTCGCGGTAATCCCTTGGCCGTTAGATGCCATGAGGGGGCCGCTCCGCTTAATTCAGTTTCAGCGTGACCGAGCCCTTGACGAGTTCGCCCGTGGCATAGGTCACGGAACTGGCGGAAACCGTTGCGTTTTTGCCGATTGTGGCAAATGACAGCGCGCCGGACGCACCAAGGGCAATCAGACCTGAGCCGATATAATCGACGGACAGTTCATCGTCCCGAAGCGCCGGCGTTTGGTACGTGCGGGCCGCGTTGGTGGCAAGTCCAAGGTGTGACGTGTCCAAAAGATTGCCGCCATACGTGACGGACACATTGGTCGCGGTGTACGTGGTGCCGGCAAAAACGAACGTATTGCCCTGCGAATCGGTTGCCATAGTTCTTGCGTGCTCCTAGACGGCGGGGAAACGTCCCTACCCGTTTTTAGCCCGCGCGGCCCCGATCCTTGCAGCGTCAGCCGAGCCCGTTTCGAACGTCGGCGGCGGCCCCCTCCAGCGCCTTTTCCATGGCGTCCACAAGCGTGGCCTGCATGGCGCTGCGGCTTTGCTCGAAAGAGTGCTCCACGATATGAAACGCCGGCATCCTGCCCAATCCGATTTTGGGGTCCACCTTGGCGATAAACGAAAACGGGTAGGGCGGGCTCGTCCCCTTTTTTGTGCTGGCAAACGGGCCGCGCGAATGGAATGAGGTCATGACGCGGAACTGATTTTCGTCCACGTAATCCTTGCGCCGCACGTAGGTGGTGACGAGCCGGCCGTTTCGCACGCCCCGGGTTTTGCTCACTACGCGGTTTTTGCCCGGGTAGCGGCGCTTGGTGCCAAACTCCACAAGGTGGCTATGGAAAGCCCGGTCATTACCGATGCGGACGGTGCCCTCCGTTTGTTTGCTATCCCCGGTGCCGCTGCGGCGGTAGCCCACGATGGCGACCGGCACGGGAATCTGCCACCGGTTATTGCGGTAGGTTTTACTCTTGGTCGTGATGGCGCGGGCTAAGTTGCCGGTCACTTGGCCGAGCGTGCTCACGTTCAACCGTAGCGCCGCCTCCCCCACCTTGGCAGCGGCCTTAACCGCTTCCGCCTGCCGGGCCGTGGCAATCCGCTCGGGGAACTGCCGCAACTCCTCTTGGAGCGCGCGGATTTGCGACACATCAAAACGGCTGGGCGCCTTGCCGGCGATACCGAGCCCGAATTGAATTGGGGCCGCACGTTTTCCGGTTGGCGTGGAG